AAAATAAAAATTTAAAATAAAAATTTAAAATAAAAATTTAAAATAAAAATTTAAAATAAAAATTTAAAATAAAAATTTAAAATAAAAATTTAAAATAAAAATTTAAAATAAAAATTTAAAATACAAATTTAAAATACAAATTTAAAATAAAAATTTAAAATAAAAATTTAAAATAAAAATTTAAAATACAAATTTAAAATACAAATTTAAAATACAAAAATGAGAACAAATTTATTAAGAATAACATTAGAAATTAGCTTTCCAAATGTATTTGATTTAAAAAAATTAAAAACTTTTTTAATTGATATCAAGAGTCCACTTGTAAAAATGGAATTACAAGAAATAACAATATTTAAACATAACAATCAAAATGTAGATACAACTTTATTTACGGATATTTATAATAGTCCAAAAAAAATAGATAATATATTAGATTATAAAATAAAACAAGAACAATTTTTTGAAAAATAATTTTAAAAAAAATATATTATTAATATATAAACATTATATAAAAATTGTATTCAAAAATGGGAATAGCTGGTTCTAAAGGAGATACAGGAGAAAGAGGTCCTACAGGACCTGAAGGAAAAGCTGGTTCTAAAGGAGATACAGGACCTGAAGGAAAAGCTGGAAGAGATGGTGTTTTATCACTTGAATCTCTAAATGCGACTCAATTTAATAATTTATTAAAAGCAATATTAGAAGATAGTAGATCTAAAGGTCCTAAAGGTGATAAAGGTGATAAAGGTGATAAAGGTGATAAAGGTGACAAGGGTGACACAGGTGTACAAGGTCAATTTAATCCAAACCAATCTTATACATTTACTCAACCAATGACATTTGATGATATAACTGTTAATGGACTTCATAAACTACAAAATACAACTAAAAAAACATCTTCATCTTTTAGACAAGATGGAGATGATTACGTAATTTTAACAACTAAAGATGGTGCTCCAGGAGGATCTCATTTAAATATAAACCCAGTTTTTGGAGGTAATTTAAGAGTAGGTTACAATCCAAATGAGACTTTTGGTTCACAAATAGGAGGAGCTAAAGATACAAATGTCCCAACATCAAAATTAGCAGTAAAAGGAGATGTAAATGCGTCAGATGGATTTACAACAGGAGATTGGAAAATTTCAAGAGCAGGAGATAATTTATGTATGCAAAATGGTACAGGTCCTTCGTTTTGTATAAATAAATACGGCACAGTAGGAAGTAAACAAAAAATTAAATTTTGGAATCAGTATTGTTTAAATACTGATTTAATAGGTACAGGTAATCTACCACGTGGAGATTGTAACAATACAGGAGATGAATATTATGTATATTTTAATAATAATACAGGAAATATTAGAACAGCAAGAGATCCAAAATACTGTTTAAGTCTAAATGATGATAATACTAAATTAATAAAAAAAGAATGCAATATAAATGATAGAAAACAAATTTTTTCAAATTTAAGTGGACATTTATACTCTAGTGTATCTAATAAATGTTTTGATACCGAACAAGCAAGTGGAATACTTGGATGCGATTATGTAAACGGTAATCAAATATATACAATGGAATCATAAATAATATTTAAATTTATTTTAATATAAATTAATTTAATGATTATTAAATTAATTTAACAAATAAATATAATAAAATGTCAACTTTAATTTTAAATTTAAATGTGTCAATATGTGACATAAATAAATTACATCTTGATTTTAATACAAATGATATAAATGATATAAATCAACTTTGTTCTGAATTATATATATCAGATAATTTAGATTATCGTATAAAAATATTAAATTTTCTTTATAAAAATAATGAAGAATTGTGTATTGAACATTATCACAAAATAAATGTTCAATATATGTATAATCCAGATATTGAAATGAATGAACAAATGTTGATAAAAATTATAAAAGAATCGGAATTACCAATAGAATTGAAATATGAATCGGCAAAGTTGATGTATTTAGAAAATAAAGAAAATGAAACAAAAAATCAAGATAAAATAAATCAAAGTTTAGATTTACTTTTACATATTGCATCAAATGAGAATATTGAAAAAATTCATTCACTTATACGAGTACAAATATTACAATATCTTATTGAATCTGAGAGAAATATGGAAAAAATAAAAGAATTATTATGTGATTTTTTAATAGATAACACTTTGGAACAATATTATAGATATAAAACTGTATTGAATTTTTCAGAAAATTCAAATACACAAAAAGAATATATAATTGAAATGTTTAAAATGATATGTTTATCAAGAATATTTAGAACTAGATATACGATATTGGCTTCACAATTTTTTTTAGGAAATGAAAAAATATTTACAACTGAAGAAAGATTAGAAGTAGAAAATATGATAATATCATTTTGTCAAGACCCAAATTTAGATTATGAATTAAGAGCAGATGCAGCAGATTTAATATTAACACAAGGATTAACTGAACATAATAGACAAGTAGCTATGGATACAATTCTTTTACTTGGACAAGAAATAGGTTATAGAGGACAAGTTGTATCTGTTTATAATGATAGACAAAATGTTCATAATACAAAGATTGATGAAAGTGTAAAAGAAATGATTCAATATATTGCATCTATTCAATTAACAACAAAAGAAGGGATTTACATCACATATGATGATGTGTGTAATGAAATTATTAAAGAATACTGTGATATAAATAATATAGAATTAAATGATGAAATAAAAAAATTTAAAGATTTCGATTCAAAACAAGAGGAAAAAAATAATGAAATAGTTAATGATTTTGAGAGAGCTGTCATAAGGACGACTGAAGGTTCATCCCAAACTCTTGATGACGATGATTATACAATAACAGAAAAAAAACCAAATATAGAATTAATAAAAGCAAGTTTACTAAGATTTTCATTAGATAGAGGTTTATATAGCAATTTTCAAAGTATACAAAGTTTAGTTATGAAAATTTGGCAAATAATAAAAGAACATGAATATAAAGAAACATTAACACAAAGATTATTTGAAGAATTAATTGAAATGAGTGGAACTTGTTCTTCAGGGCATATTTCAAGATTAGTAAATGTTTTATCAGGATTTGAAGTAAATGGAAAATTAATGAAATTAACAATAGATTATAAAGATGAGATGATGGCTATTGTAATGTCAAAAATAAATAAAAAGATATCAGAAATAAGTATAAGTGGAAAAGAGGAAGATGAAGAATACCAAAATAGCATTTTAGAAGAAATGATGTGGACAAGTAATTTTGAAAGAAGAACAAATTTTAATAGATTTTTTAGAGAGAATATAATACAAATAAGAGATGAATTAATGAGAGAATATGTTTTTGACCAAAAATTAATGAATATGGAAATATTTGAAATAAATTTTCGTTCTATATTAGAAAAATTTGAATATTAAATCTATTTTTTATTGCTACGAAGTGATTTAAGTAATTCATCTCTTCTGTTCTGTAAAGATAATATTAGTTCATAAGGATCAGAACGAATATTAGTAGGTTTTAACAATTCAAGAGAAACAGAGTTTATAACTTTGTCTAATTCTTTATAAATATAATTTTGTATTTCTGACTTTTTATCAAATTGAAAAAAAGCTTGTAATGTAGTAATAATTGTAGTTAAACAACTTGAAATTGTAGTAGTTGTACTTAGAAATAAAGAACTAGGATTAGATATAGATAATGTAAAAGTAAAACAACTTGAAATAACTAGTATAAATTTTAAAATATTTGAAAGAATTTCATTACGATGAGAAAGATATTTATACTTTAAAACTTCATCTTTACATATTTTTTGAAATTCTATATAATAATTTTCAATAGAATCGTTCCATAATTCTACTGATTCTTCTCTTGGTGAAGGATTTGGAGTATTAAAGTTTGAATTATTTTTAGTATTTGCAATTATATTTAAATGTTTTTCAATATTTTCTAATGGTTTGATTATTTCTTGTTTATTATGTTTATAATATTTTCTTTTTTTTTTATCTTTATTAGAAGTCTTTATAGTTCTATATTTAGTTTCATTTGATAATTCTGTATCTGGTGAAGTTGATTCTGTTGATTCATTTGAGTCTTTAGAATTTGATTCATCTGATACATCATTAAAAGAAATTGATTTAAAATATGGTTTTGATAAAATTTCTTTTCGTGGTATATCTTGATTTTGAGATGTTTCTATTAATTCATCTTTAATACTTGATAATTTATTTTCAGTGTTATGAATAATTGATTGAAATTCATTTATATTATCATAATTATTTATATTTTTTGAATCGTATAAATTTCTATTACTTTTAGAATAATTTGGACGGACTTGGACGTCCGAATAAGTTTTCATATGATTAACTGAATTATTTGAAATAGAATATATTTGATTTGAATGTATATTATCATTTTTATTTTTAATTTTTTGTGAAAAATCTTGAGATAAATTTTTGCTAGAATTTAATTCATTATCACTATCTGAAAAAGTATTAGAATTTATTTTAGAAATAAAGTTTTCATTATAAGATTCACTATCTTTTTTTGAATACTTAATTACATTTTTTCTATTTGAATATATTTTACTTATAATATATTCAGCCTTCGTATTAGGTGTTCTTTTTATATCTGGTGAGATATTTCTTTGTATTTTTTTTATTTTTTCTTTTTCTATTTCGTTTAAATGAAATTTTAAAATAGTTTCACTTGTACTTGGTGGAGTGTTATTTTCATTACATTTTTCAAATTCATTTAAATTAGTGGTATAAACAGACTCATTTAAATTTTGTGAATTTTTTGGGTAATTTACATCTATATAAATAGTTTCGTTTTCTTCCATAAAATTTACAATATAATATTTTATTATAATAAAATATTATATAATGTTAACAAATAAAAATAGAGACGAATTGTTAAAAGAAATTAAATTTTTTATTTTAATAGGAACTATAAGTTTTATTGCTGATTTTTATAGTGGTAAAAATCTTTATGATAAATGTAAGGAACATGATTATAGCATGTTGTTATTATATATGCATCATTTGTTTGCATCATTTATATATTTTGGTTGGATTTCAAAGATTAAATTAATAATAATTTTACATATTGTAGCAATTGTTTTGGCAATTTTTATACAAAGTAAAAATAAAATGAGATGTCCATCTACTGATATTATAAATAGAAATTGTAATATAATAAAAGGAAATGCATTAAGAGATTTTTTATTTTTTAGTGATATCAAAGGTAAAAATTTATATCATATATATCTTTTGACTGGTATTCTAATAAGTATTTATAAATTGTATAAAAATTAATTTTTATATTTTTTGTATTATAAAAATGTCGAGTTTAGACTATATACATTCTTCGCTAATTATAGATGAAAATGAAATGTATAAAATATATTTACTGTTTTTAATTGGAATTATATATTTTATTCATGATTATTATACATATAAATATAAATATAAAAATTGCAAGAATAAATTCTTTGTATTTTTTATGTTGTTGATCCATCATTTATTTGTTTCTTTTTTATATTTTGGTTGGATTTTTACAAATAGAAATATTTTGATTTTTTATATTATTACTATATTTATAACTATAATTTCTCAAACTGTTAATGAAAATAAATGTCCCTCTACATTATATGTTAATATAAACTGCAATATGCCAAAAATGAAACAATTTAGAGATATATTACATTTTAATAATGTAAAAACAAAAAATACTTATAATATAATTATATTAACATGTTTTTTAATTGCATTTTATAAGTTATCAATAATATAATTTTTATTTTATATTATTATTTTTATAATATAAAATATGCATGTTACTTTATCTAATTTAAAAAAATTTTGTAAATTAGCAAAAATTGATTGTTCTTCTTCGGATACAAAAGATTCAGTAAAAAGAAAAGTTAATAAATATTTAAAAAAATATACATATGCTCCTCGCTATTTGAGAGGATTATCTCCTACTGAAAAATTTACTAAAATGTTTGAAATTCGTTTTTACAAATTAAAAGAAAAACACGGGTTAGTTACTTCTAAACATAAATATTTACCATCATCACTAGATGTTAAATATTCTAGTTACAAACAAAAAAGTAAAAAAAT